AATTTTTACAAATCCCACTTTATTACCTGTGACACTTGCATTTGCTATCTTTGCTTTCCCTACATCTGTAATTATAGTGTAATAACTTTTATCTATAGCCAATATATCACCTCCTAAAATATTGTTACCTCTTGGTATCCAACTCCATTGCCAGTTAATACATCAATTTCTCCATAAGTTTCTATATCTGGTGGACTCCAAGGGTATATAGTTATTTCTTGACCCATTAAGGTTGTTATACCAAAATTCATATAATTGTCTTTGCTTATAAGCACTCTAGTGTAATCTAGTGTCATGTTACATGGCTTAATATTACTTACAAAAGAATGAACTTCCTCAAACCAATCTTGATTTCTAGCATCACTCTCAAGGTGTATGTTATAAGTAGCATTATTAATAGTTAATTCATAATTGCCTTCTCCAACTACATTATCTAGCCAGTTCCTTAAAAATCTCTCTGAGTAAGGTAGTTTACTTATATATTTACTAAAAATCCTAAATCTTCTATCTTCTAAACTCTCATTACTTTTAGGAGTTATAGACATTATCTTTTCCCATCTTTTTATACCACTTATAGTTAGGTCCTCTAAAAACTGGTCATTTGATAGGTCCTTTAATTTATCATGTAGTGTTTTTATTTCTTTGTTATTTGCATTAAATACTTTTATATATTCTTCTTTATCTTGTAGAATTTGTGGCAAGTAATTTATTAGATTAATCTCTTTATCCAACTACCTCACCTCTCACTACTATACTGTTACTATTTATTGTTAGATTAGATTTAACCTCATTTATCATTGTATTTGCAATGTCTAATACTCCATCAATACTAAGTAATCTAGTTTCAATTTGAGATATACGGACTATTAAGTTTTCTTCATCTTCCCAACTCATGTTAAGTTCATTTAGATAGTCGTCTATTGCTTCTTCTGCAATTGATTTTATATTCTCCCAAGTGTAGCCATTTTTGTATGTTATCTCTGCTGATATATTTATAGTTGTACTTGTAACTCCTTCAACTGTGACTCGGTGTCCAATTGGTGCTAATCCTAAGCCTTGTCCTTGATGTCCAATTGGGTCAATTTCTTCTTGAACTAAATTAACTAAATCACTAGATGGAACTTTGAAGTTAGAATTAATTATTACTAACTTAACAGTACCTCCACCGTCCCACACAGGATAAACCTTAGCTCCTCCAACATCTTGTATTTTGTTAACTTCATCTTTATAGTTTTGTATATTCCCACCAAAGCTCTGTGAATTTAGGCTATCATAATATCTTTGTCTTAAACTATCTTCTGACTCTTCATCCTCTCCATTTATCAAGATTTCAGTTAGTTCAGCAGTTTCAAGACCATCTATATATTCAATAGGTATTAGTTTTCCTAACTCAAATATAGGTCCAGCAGTTTCACATTTCATTTTATATGTTTTTTCAGATATTCTCTCAATTGCAATATAATTGTATTCTCCTAGATTAAACCTAGAATCAAGTGGAATATCTATGTTAAAAACTCCTTTAGCAATTGTATTAGTGGCTGGTAAAGGTGTAATTCCTCGCTCTTTACATCTCTTCTCTAAATAGTAATAACTAGCAGTATCTACGAATGTTTGGTCTAGTAATTCATCCATAGCAATATATGTTTCTGTAAGCTCCACTGCAACTGGTGCCAAGGCATTGTATATTATAGAACCTTCTCTCTTATCAAGTGTGTTAGGTACACTATCTAACATTCTTTTAATTATATTTTCAAATGTCATTAACTCAAACAATTATACACTCACCACCTTCTCTGCTTTTATATTTCCATATTTTGTATGAACTGAAAATCTACATTGTACTTTACCCTTTATATTTTCAAACTCAAAATTATCTACATTTTCAACCCTATCATCTTGAATTAGTGCTTCTTTGATTCTTCTCTCTAACTCTGGTATTACAAAGGATATAGGCTCTCCAATAAGGTCGTTCAACTCGACTCCATAATTCCAACTATATATTAGATGTTGGTATCTCTCTGTGTTTAAAATCAAAAAGATGGTCTGTTTTAATGCTTCTACATCATCACAAATACCATCAATCTTAGACTTTTCTATATGAAGTTTAAATGTCTTACTTGGCTCTTGTCTTACATCAAAATTAATTATTGATACATCTTCAATATCATAATCTAAATTATCACTTGGTAACACTTTATCACATCCTATCTAAAATCAAGTATTGTTGCCCTCCTTGCATACGAATTAAGACTAATTTATCTCCTATTTTTTTATCTGTATATCTTTTAAATGTATCTGTTTGTATTAGAAAAATTTCACCAATAGATAGTTTTTGTTCTATCTTAACTCTTAGAGGACTAATACTTTCTATTGTTCCAAATACAACCCTCATTGGGTTGCTTGTTTCTACTGCATCCATTGCAGCTTTTTTTATTATCTGTAATAAATCTTGGCTCATATTGCCACCTCACTTATATAAATCTTCTCACATGTGTGTATGCTTTTCCTTTTCTATAAGAATTAACAGACTCTATTTTTACCACATCTCCTGTTTGTGGTGAATGAATTATTTGATTGTTTCCAATATACATTACAACATGATTACTACTTCCTCCTCCAATTCTACATAATAAGTCTCCTGCTTTCCACTTGCTTCTATCTTTTAAATCTACTGCTTTTCCTGCTTTGCTTTGTGCAGAAGCAGTACGAGGAATGTTTATGCCTATCTTTTTATAGCAATATTGAGTAAAACCACTACAATCAAAAGTGTTAGGACCTTCTGCTCCATACACATAATTACAACCCAGTTTACTTTTTGCTATACTAATTAATTTATCTGTTTTAGAGCTATTATTTGTACTACTGCTTTGGTTGTTGCCTTGAATTTGATAAGTTACATCTTTTAAATTCTTTTCTGCTTCTTCGTTACTTCCAACTCCTGTACCTGCACTATTAGAATTATAAGTACTTCCTGTTATTTGCTTATAAAATGCACCTACACATTTTACCCATTCTTTGTCTGAACTAGAAGAATATTTATTTCTGATGCTTTCTAAAGTTTTTCGTCCTATATGGATATAGTTTCTTGATAAATTACTTATACCTCTTTTTATTCCTTCGTCTACACTAGAAAAACTCATGTAATCTCCATTTTTTTTCATTCCAAAGAAATTATTTTTAGTATTTGCAATATTTGAAGTCCCTCTAGCTGATTCGTGCATAGATATAGCAGCCATGAGTGCCGGATTAACTTTATAAGCATTTGAATATTTAACAAATATATTTCCTGTATTTGATAATTTACCTTTAAGTAGTTTATTAATCTTATTAGCCATATCAGTATCTTCTTTACTTGTGGTACTTTGTACAGGACCATTTTTCTTTTCATCTTTATTATTTGCATTTCCACTACTGTAGCTTGAAGAGGAATAAGAAGCAAATTCGTCTCCATCAACCAAGGTCAAATCCATGAAATGTGAATTATTTTCAAATGTATGTTTTACTTTCTCAACTAACATATAATTTTGCAATTCAATATCTCCCAAATCTAAAAAAACAGGTATTAAACAACCTGCTCTTACTCTAATATCACCAAGTGCATTTTTTAAACTTAATGACTTAGTTTTCTTATTATATAGTTTTAGAAGTATATCACACTTTTGCTTTATTTCTGCTTCACTCATGTTTTTATCTACTGTATCAAACATTTGAAGTATTCCCCAACTCCTCATATGTGTAGAGTCTTGTGCAATATATACATCTCTTTTCCCTGTTTCTTCATTATCTCTCACAAGTTTAATCTTTGTGTAAGTATCACTATCTATTGATGAATTATAGTCAAAATCCTCAATTACATCATTGTTCATGACAGTATCCAGTTTCATTGATGCAACATTCTTTAATGTTATTCTTCCAAACTCATCATATAAAACATACATTTCCTTTTTCTCTCTTAGAGTATCCTCTAGTGCTGTTAGTATCATGTCAAAGAGTGTTTTATTTTCTTCTATCCTAGATATTTTATACTTAGTATCTTCTATGACATTGTATTTTAAATTAAAATCTTTAGCCAACATCTTTATAAGTTCACTTGCAGTTTTATTACTATATACATAAGTATCCTTATTCTTAAAATATCTTAGCTGGTCGTAAGCAACAATTTTAATGTGATTTTCTTTATCTCTTTTCTTCTGAAATATATATCCATAGAATATACCTACACCTTTGTAATATATTCTTACAGAGTTACCTTCACAAAACTCTAATATATCATCCATGACTATTGTAAATTCAAGTTTAGATGGTGTTCCTCGTCTCTCTATTTCCCATGTGATACCATCCAAAACTACAGGTTCGTAGAAATCTTCCCAATGTGCAATAACTAGCCTTATATCTCTATCATTCGCCAGAACTAAATCATCAGACAAGCCTCAACACCTGCCCTTTATAGATGGTATATTTAGGTACTTTTTTACCCTTGTTAGCTTTATCCATCATTGTTTTATTTAACTCATATACTTTCTTGTATAACGAACCATTACCAAGTTGCTTCTGACAAATTGACCAAAGAGAATCACCACTTTTGACTGTATATGTCTTAGAATTTGGTGCATTAACAGAATCGACCCTCTTAGGTTCTATTTTTACATTAGGTCTACCAATCTCATTAGTTGTTTTAGGTGTAGCAGGAACTAATTTTTTAGTTGAGTAATCTCTATATTGTTTTAACTTTATTGCAACCTTAAAATCTGAACCATTGTCTGCATCTTCTACTATGTTATATTCCTCTAAAGATACTTTTCTATTTGTATTAAATAGTACTTTATTCCCAAGTTGTCGAGACACAATAAATTGGAATGGCTTACAATCCGTTTTTAGTAACTCTAATTTACTTAAAAAGAATTGTACATCCCTAAAAGCTCCACGATAGAATGGTAATTTATTATGTGTAAACTCTGCTTCAAAGCTTATTTCAGATAGCCCTTCTTTTTTTAGTATGTTTACTTCTCCAGTGTTTATTAGGTCTACAGTTTTATTTTTATTTGTTACTTTAATTTCTAACTTGGGTGGAGGTATTGGTAATTGTACTCCATCTAAATAAAAGTCATAAGCCATTTATATTCCCCCTCTCTAAACTATTCCTTCGGCTGAAACAACCATAGCATCATTTAATTTTTCAGTTAGTACATTTACTATGCCGTCGACATCTGTATCTTTACTTATGTTATTTGTATTGTTCATGTCAATTTTAATGTTTACTCCTGTGAATCTATTTATTGTTTCTTGCTCTGCAATGTCTCTAAGATATTTTAAATCCTCTTGACTTTTATCCATTGTTTTTGCCATTTTTGCAGTGTTTCCCGCCGTGTCTTTTGCACCTTTTGCAGCGTCGCCAAGTGGAGAGTTTAGTCCTGCTGAGCCTATTGAATCTCCAAGACCATATTTTTTGTCCCAAATGTCGTCTAATCCTAAATCTTTTTTTGCCTTTTCTGCTATTTTGCTAATATCGAATTTATCTTTTATATTAGTTTCTAGTTTATCTCCCCATTTATATCCTGCATCCCAAGCTTTTCCATAATTAAATCTGTCAAAATGCAGTTTATTAGGGTCCATTCGTTCAACTTTTATCTTAGCTTCTCCTGCTACTTTGTCAGTCCAACCTTGTAATGTATCTTGCCATCCACTTACTGCATCTGCCAAATTTGAGCCAAAAACTGTATCAAATGCACTTGCGATACTTCTTATAATACCTAATACAGCATTAGCCATTCCAGATACTGCTCTTATAACAGAGCCAATTGGGTCATCTAAAAAATTAGCAAAGAACTCTGCAAAACCTGCTAAAGTATTATATATTAAAGCTACAATGTCTATCATTAAATTCCCTGTTGCAACGAATAAGTTTCCTATAAAAGCTGCTGCAACTGATATTGCACCTGCAACTATACCTATAGCAGATACACTAGTCCCTGCAAAATGATTGAATATTGCTACTCCTACAAATAAGACTGCTACTAAAGCTATTATTCCTGCAACTATCCAAAAAATCGGACACGCCAAAATAGCTGCATTTAAACCCCATTGAGCAACTGTAGCCATTTGAGTTTCTGTTAATTCTGCATGTACTGCTAAAGCATGTATCGCAGAAGCAATTGCTAAGGCATTTTTTGATATTTTGCATAAAGTTTCCCAAAGCCATATACTTCCTAATGCAATCAAATAAGTACCTAAAATCCCTACAACCCCTGCTATAATCGGACCTATTATACTCCAATTTTGTGCAAATATATTAGCAAGGTTTAATGCTTGTGTTACTATCCAACCTAGTGCTTGTGAAATTAAACTTATCCCAACAATCATTGTGTTTGAAAAACTTTGAAAAGCTGGGCTCCCTAATATACTTATAATTCCATTAAAAATACTAAATGCAACTGCTCCTAAAACATATAACGAATCTATAAAATTATCTATAAATGTTCTAAACCCTTTGCTAGACATAGATTGTTCTATTTTTTTCTGTATAACACCAAATATCATTATTGCATTATTTTTAATCGAAGTCCAAATTTGAGAAAATGTGTAAGGCATTTTTTCAAACTCTGCATTGGTCTGTTCTGCTGCTGCAAGTAATGAGTTTTTTACAATATCTGCTGTAAGCATACCTTCTGATGCCATACCTCGAATCTTTCCTATGTCTACATCCAAGTAATCAGCAATTGACTGAATTATATTTGGTGCTGACTCAAATACAGCATTCAGTTCCTCACCTCTTAATACTCCAGAACCCAATCCCTGCGTAAGTTGCAAAAGTGCCGAACTCATTTCTTCAGTACTTGCTCCAGCAATTACGAACTTTTTATTTAGTTGCTCTGCAAAACCTACAATTTCTTTTGTACTGCTAAACGCCTTACCTGCATTCATGCCTATACGCGAAACTATTTGTGCAGTATCTAGATAAGATGCACGAGACCTTTCAGCTGATTGGAAAATCATTTTATTTAATCCTCCATCAGATAATTGACCATCATTTATCATTGCTAGTCGTGCATTTGTACTGGTCATTTGGTCGCTTAAACTACCTAATCCTCCTATCGTCTTTAATCCCATATAAGCTCCTGCTAGTTTCTTAACACTTCCAACTAATCTATCTGTAGAACTTGCACCCTTATTTATATCCTCATTGAGTCTTCGCTGTTGCCCATCAGCTTCTCTTATTTGTTGTTCTAATCTATCAAACCCAGCTTCTGCACGTGCTAGTTCTTCTCTAGCTGTTCTAATACTATTAGCATCTATAGCATTGCTAGATGTTCTTTGTAATTGCTCGAATGAACTTAATACAATATTCATAGCATTAGTCATGTGCCTAAAAGCAGGTGTCATTCCGTCGAAAATTCGGATAGATGTTTGTATAGTTGCCATTTTTAACCTCCTTTCTTTTTTAACATAATATAAGCACTTACTTATTTTTAAGTAAGTGCTTATATATTATAAATTTAGCAATTCTTTTTTCTTAGCATCAAATTCTTCTTGTGTAATAGCTTCCATATTTAACAAATTCTTATATTTTAATATTTCATCAGCTGTAGAACTAGATATAGACTCTTTTTTATCTTCTATACTCTTAGAACTTGTTATTATAGACAAAGTTGATAAAATCTCTTGGGCATAATTATAAGATTCTTTATATAAACTTGAATTTGTAGAAATTTTAGAATTAATTAAATATATATACTTTGTAGAATTCTTTATATTATTAATTGTAATTTTTATCTTTAAACTATTTACATAAGTTTTTATTTTTTTCTTTCCTAATATACTTCCAGCTATAGCTCCTGTTTCGCCAAATAAAAGACCTCCTCCAATAGCACCACCTAATCCACTTTTAATTATAGATTCATCATCTTCTAAAAGTTCAAATGAAATAATATCCCTAAAGTCATATACTCTCTTATTCTTATTTAAATTGCTTATTTTATCAGATATAATTAATTGTTTTTTATTTTCATCTACTAATAAATAAATTCCTACTTTTTTACTTGCGTTAAAAGATTCAAATCTTTTTTTATTTTCAAGTGTTAATCTTATTGATTTTTTTATCTCCTCAGAAGATATTTTTTTAATTACATCTGTTGGTTCGACTATAGAAAATGTATCTTTATATTTTTTTAAACATTCAGAACATATTACACCATCAGATATTTTTTGTTTACCTTTTTCTCCACATATACAACAACTTTCATTTCCACTAAATAATCCCATAATATCCCCCTTTATTATAATGAATTTATAGGATTATTATACTATATACGTAAAATTTTTACATTATTATCACCTCCTTTCATTAAAAAAACACTTACTCATTTGTAAGTGTTTTTGAATTATTTTTAATTTTAAGTCCACATAGTTAATATAAAATTGTTTGCTCAGATGCTTTTAAATACTCAAACATTAGCCTTTACATACCACTTAGTTAATATAAAACGCGTTAATGCAGTACCATAACGATATGGGACTAACTAATTTACATACCACATAGTTAATATAAAACCGTATAGGAATGAATGCAGGTAGTGCATTTTCTAGTACATTTACATACCACATAGTTAATATAAAACGTATTTTTCCAAACTTTGCCTAGTCGTATCTGGACTATTTACATACCACTTAGTTAATATAAAATGGCATTTGTAGAGTTCTTTGTTAACTCATTTAATATCTTTACATACCACATAGTTAATATAACTCTTATCTCTATTATACCATTTTTTAACAAACAAGGCACTTGAAACATCATAATATTCAAGTGCTTTATCTATTCTATTTACTTATTTTTTCTCTCTTCTTGCTCTCTAAGTATTTCTCTTAATATCTTTACATATTCTTGAAACTTTTCTTTGTCGTCCTGTTCCAACTTATATAATAGTATAGCAAACTTTATAAAATCTTTTCTCTCTTCATCAGTTTTTAAATTATATTCATTAAGTAAACTTTCACGCATTGTATTAATCCCCCTCAAAACTAAAATAAACTAAACTAAATTATTTAATACAACTGATAAATTTACTCAATCTTATAAACCACATGATAATTCTTCTTTTCACCTGCAATCTTAGTAGGTCTATTATTTTCCTCTATCCAATTTCTAACCTTATCTATTACACTCTTTGTATATTTATTTACAGTACCAGTCCAAGAACCATTAGTTTCCCAAACTCCCTTAACTTCGTTTTCTTCTAATTTTATCTTTTTAATAATCTCACAAATAGCAAGTTGTGCTGGTTTATTACTCTTAGAATATATTTTCAATTTAGATGCTATTTGTTTTGTGTCAAAGAAAGATTCCTCTTCTTCAATTTCTATAGGTAAATCAATGCCTGCCTTTTTATATAATGTTTTAGCTGTTAATAGTTTGGATTTATTGTCAAAGCCTGCACCATCTAATAACTCTTTTAGCATAGATGTACTGTTATAAGCCAACTGTAATTTCTCAATCTCACTTGCTTTTTCTCTTAGTTTTTCGGGATTAGCATTGTTAGTTATGTATGCACCAGTTTGTCTTATGCTTGGTAAAACTTCTCGTCTAAGCCATTTTCTAAACTGTACACCAATTGGTTTATCTGTGTATTGTAAAAATCCATACAAACCATCTTCATAAAAAATAGTTATACTTCTAGCTTTATTACTAATTATATTATTTGCGACTACATTTAAAGTAGTTACAAAATCATTAAATTTATTTCCTTTCAATACATCATACTCTTGTTCAATCTCAAAGTCTTCTGCTTTTATGCAATCCTGTATTGTTTTAGATACATCAGCATAATCGAATAATCCAACTATTTGATTAGCTATCCAACAAGATTTTTCTTTCCACATAAAAGTATAAATTTGACTTCCATTGAACTCTTTTACTATTAAATTTTTCATAATATTACACTCCTTAAATTTGAATTTTTTTAAGGAATGATGTATACTAACATTAGTGTATTTGTAGTATACATCAATAGGGGTTACTCAATCTTTGGTCGGGGAGAGTGACCCTTATTTTTTATTCCTTTTCTTCTAACTTCTCAATACCTTTTCTTACAGCTTCATTTTTAGTAATACCATATTTTTTTGTATATGTTTCTAAAATTTCTTCATGCTTACTATCCAATCTAACTGTAATTCTTTTATTCATAGCAGTTTCCGTTTTAGGTCTGCCAACCTTATTTTTAGTTATAGTAATCACCTCCTGCATAATTATCGGCTGACACTTATTATTATAATTGATGTCTGCCAATAATTCAATAGGTTTTTACTAATTTTTTCTAATTATTTTACTCAACCGACCAATTTTCAGCAAAACAAAAGCACCTACCATTTAAGTAAGTGCCTTATGTATGGCTAATCTAATCCTAGAACTAACTTTTAGCTTCAAATTCTAAATCATCAATTAAATTTACATCATTTTTTATATTATTCCAATCATCTAAAAATACATCATAAGTGAGTGTTACATCGACAATAAAGCTTATTCTCACTGAATGGATATCATTCATATCTTTTATATTGTTTACAAATTCTTTAGTAAAGTTTCTACACTCATTTTCATCATTAAACCTAGAATTTTCCACTTGAATACTAACTATATACCCCTCACCTTTTGTTGGGTTTAATATGTTAACATAATATGTTGTTTTATCTTTTAAGTCTTCTGGTATAATAGAGTCTACTTTTGCCTGCATCTCTTGTTTATAAATATCTTCTTTTTCTCTTTCACTAATTATATTTTCTTTTGTAATATTTCCTTTATCTACTTCATCTCTATTTTTTGAATCTCGTATCGCTTGATGAATCATCATTGATACTGTAAATACAACAAAGTATATTAAAAATATCACTAAAATTTTCTTCAACAAACTTAATTTTTTAAATTTTCCCCACATAATGAACTCTCCCCTATTAAATTCTTTATTCAAATATAATTCTATCTAAAAATAAGAACTTAGTCTATTGATTTAAAATATTTTGAGCAAAATAAAAGCACCTACATGTTTGTAAGTGCTTCTTTTTTCTATTTAGTTTTTCTCCACATTGTTAATATAAAAGTTTGGAGTTTTAAAATTATCATTCCTATCTTTTGCTTTATTTACATACCACATAGTTAATCTAAAACGAAATTACAAGATTATATTTCAATTAATACAAATGAATTTACATTCCATATAGTTAATCTAAAACTGAGAAATAATGTCCTTTTTAGTATGGGTATATACACATTTACATTCCATATAGTTAATCTAAAACTGTTTCACCATCTGTATTTTTTTCAGAGTAAAATTTATTTACATTCCATATAGTTAATCTAAAACTTTCTTTGCTTCCTAATAGTCCTTTTTTAAATTTAGATTTACATTCCATATAGTTAATCTAAAACGAGATAGAAATTATTTTTATTATACGTTTTTTTGGCGATTTACATTCCATATAGTTAATCTAAAACGTTGCTTCTATTATATTTATTCTATTGTATTAAGAATTTACATTCCATATAGTTAATCTAAAACATGTAACTATAAAAAGTTTTAGTGCTTCGCTACCCGCATTTACATTCCATATAGTTAATCTAAAACTTATTGCTGTTTATACTTGGTATGGTGTTAATGTTAATTTACATTCCATATAGTTAATCTAAAACCCCAAAATAAACTTAGCATTTCCAATACCTACACATACACACCTCTCTCAAATTTGCAGTGAACCATGAGTAGTGCAATTGATAACATTTATCACACACCCTCAATGCCTTGTATTCCAATTGTTAAGCCATATTTTATTACAAAAATCGAACACTGCAAAATCTCTACATTTTTATTATATCATAAATATATTATTTTTGAATATCTGTACCAATTTGTGGTATAATAAAAGCAAGGAAATAATTTACTTTATACAAGAGTAGCTATTTCCATCAAAATTGATTTAAAGAATTATTTTTTTAAATCACCCTTATTGGCGTCTGGGTGATTTTTTATTTTGTCATAAATATAAGCTGATATAACACCAGCTAGTATGCTTAATAAAAAACCTATCATATAATTTCACCTCCTTCCTTATTTGGAATTTGGCGTTTAATATGAAAATAATCACCCTTCGCACTTTCGATTATTATCCTTGCTACAATTATTATAACATATAATTATTACATATTTTTCCATTTTTTTTATATAAACAATGAAATTCAAGTAAATAAATACCTACTTATTTATATATATTTTATAAATTAATTGCTTTATAATCAAGTTTTCAATTTTTTAATAAAAATTTTTATTTTTTATTTTATATAAACAATATTTTTTCTAATTTGTGGTATAATAAAAGCAAGAAGAACTACAATCTATTTTGCGGTAGAGTGAAGTTCATAATTAAATGAATCTATTTGAACTTATGGAACTTGATTTTAAAATCAAATTCCCAGCCACTTTTACTCTTGCCACGAGTTGAGTGGCTTTTTACTTTTAGAAATACTTTACAAATTAAGCAAAATATTAAACTAGCAATAACGCCAGCTATTACATTAAGTAAAAAGTTATTCATACTTCCCACCTCCTTTCATTAGGAAGTAGGTTTTATCCCAGTATGAACTCCACTCTATAAATTGTAGATTACATCTTCTTGCTAAAAATATTATAACATATAATTATTACATATTTTACCTATTCTATATTTATTTTTTTATTTTGCTATCTTCTTCGTCCCCTCTTTCTCTCTCTTTCAGCTTCTTTCATTGCTTCCTCTTCATCTTCTATCTTTATAAGTATTGAGGCGGCTGCTAACGCTCTCTCATTAACTTCTAAATTCATATATTCACTTGGCTTCCACTTTAATTTTTGAATACAATAATGAGTGATGCTAGCATCAAAATCGCCACCTCTGATTAGTTTTTTGCTTCTTCTACTTTATCCTCAAAAGATGTATCAAATCCATTGACTTCATTCACTTTTACTGTATAATTGACATACTCACCTGCTGTAAGCATTGTCTTTAATAACTGAGCTTCTCCCATTACTCCATAACTATTTTGGAGTTCGGCATCCTTTAAATCTGGAAATACTGTAGATGCTACACATAATTCAGCTACATAACTATTGTAGTCAATTTCACTTGTATATTGTCCAGTATGCTTACCATTGTTACCAATCACTTTTACTCTTTTAGTACACTTTCTTCTTAGTGCTTCGTCTTCTTCAGATGATAAAACTTTTAATTCCCATTCAACTGGTTTCCCTTCTTTATCTAAAAATCTGTTACTCGCTACATATTTTACATTATCAACCTTTATTGCATTTTGACTTAAAAAAGCACTTAAATTACTCATATTATTCTAATCTCCTTTTATTTTAATTTTTCATATAAAAAATACACATATATAATTTATAAATGTGTATTTTACTCCATTCCTGCCAATAAATTAAATTTTTCTACTAATTCCCAATCCTCAAAAGTGAAATCCATATCTTCATCTAAATACTCACCATCAGCATCAAATTTAGTAATTATTCCACTGTCCATATTACAATCTTTAAGTACTACTGTCTGTCTTCCTACAGCAGATGTAGGGTCTTCATTTGTAACTTGTATGTCAAAATAAATATCCTCACCAGTTTCTTTATATCTGTAAAGTAATTCTCTAAAAATAGAAGTATTATAATGAAATGTTGCACTTCCAGTATTTGTACTCCCAGTTGTTTTATTTCCCTTTGTTGTTCTTCCTAGAATTGGAACTTCACTTTTATTTTTTTCCATTTTAGCCTCTAAATCTATAGCTTGCATAAAATTATATCTTTTGCCTTCTATAGTTATAAAACATTCAGCTTTCTTTGCACTAACTGTATCTTTAGCATTTATTGTTTGAGCCATATTATCACTCCCCTCTCTAACTAACTGAAACTGTCATATAAAGCTTACTCATAGCATTTATAACCTTAACAGCATCAGATACTATGACAGTTTTCTTATCATTTCCAAGCTCTACACTAACATCATCAGTTTTAAAATCTTCTATTGCCCTTATATTCTCTAATTCTTTATGGTGTTTAACAACATCATTCCAGAAACTTATTCTTCCTGCCTTATCATTCGGAACTTTACCTAAATACTTTTCATTAAATAAAGTTGCAATATCATTAGCAATTTGGTCAAGTACTCTAACACTTTGGTTACTTGAAAAATCGTCATTTTTATCATCTGTAAATGATACAAAAGTATTTATATCCTCTAACACATGAACTTCATCTCCCACCTTGTGGAATATAAATTTACCAGTTTTTAAAGCTTCTTCAAGTTGTA